TGAATACCGCTATTTTGCTCGAGAATCAGGAAAACTGGTGCTTGACAGAGGCGGACAATTCTGCAGGTGGTGGATCTGTTTTCGGTGGTAGCTCAAACAGTGGAGCAGCGTTAAACCGTCCTAATCAGACTGGTGACAACTACGCTTCTGGTGATGCACGTCTTCCCAAGATCTTGATCCCGATGATTCGTCGTACGTTCCCTGAGCTTATTACTAACGAAATTGTTGGTGTTCAGCCCATGTCCGGTCCTGTTGGATTGGCATTTGCTTTACGCTACAAATACGAACAGGAAAGCTTGGGTGGAGATGGAATCGATGGCCATGGCGCCCTCGGTCCTCACAACACCCAGAACGATCCCGGCAATTCATCTCAAGGTCAAGAAGTAGGATACAATTACCTTGATACTCGATTTACCGGTGTTTCAACTCAAGAGCTATCTGGTGCTGCTGCCCCTCATGCTGGGATTTTCCCCATGGCGGATCAGGACCAAGGTGTTGCTAAGTTACTTAGCGAATTTGAGTTAACCGGAAAAATCCCTCAAATGGTTGTTTCCTTCGAGAAGACTGCAGTAGAAGCAGGTACTCGTAGGCTCGCCGCTCGCTGGAGTGTCGAATTGGAACAAGACCTCAAGAACATGAATGGTATTGATATCGATACTGAATTAACGAACGCTATGTCGTACGAAATTCAGGCCGAAATCGACCGTGAAATGATCATGAGGATGATCCAAGTCGCACTTAATGCAGGCCCAGACGCTGGTTTCAGCACATGGTCCCCAGTTAGCGCGGACGCTCGGTGGTTAGCTGAACGTAATCGTGACCTTTACGCCAAAATTATTGTCGAAGCCAATCGAATTGCTATTCGTAACAGACGTGGTGCTGCCAACTTTATTGTTGCAACACCTCGTGTTTGCGCAATCCTCGAAATGCTCCCTGAATTTCAGTGGATGCAAGTTCAAGGTAACGTTAACACGCAGCCTGTAGGAATTGCTCGTGTTGGTAATCTCGGCGGTCGTTTTAACGTATATCGCGATACACGTACAGAAGCACAATACGAAGGTAATGCAGGTACGCCTGACAATGACACTCCCGGTTCAGTAGGTGGACAGGTAACCCGCGCAACACGAGTAGAGTACGCTCTACTTGGTTACAAAGGTCCCGAATTCTACGACACTGGTATTGTTTATTGCCCGTACATTCCAATCATGGTTCAACGCACTATCGGTCCTAACGACTTCTCGCCTCGCGTGGGTCTGTTAACCCGTTATGGTGTTGTTGATAACATCTTTGGAGCTGCGTTGTATTACCACGTAATTGTGGTACGTAACCTTGGCACGTCCTTTACACCTGGTAACCAGAGTGTATACATGCCTGTAGGTAGCGTATACGGCTGATCCTAATCGGTAAATAGTCGTTGAAATGATATATACGACGATAAAAACTTTTTTCGACTCTTCCAGGTGATGCTGAAGAGTCGTTTTTTTTAATTTAAGCTCCTAGGAAACTAGGAGCTTTCTTTGTCTGAGAATAAATATTTGTATGAGAATAGAAACAGGCGGATATACTGACGCAGAAGTCGTTGGAGGTGGTGCATTAACTGACCCAACAAAAGCAACCGGATGGTTAGATTTTTCTGCTGTACCAGCTGTTAATGATACAGCTACCATAGGGACTGAAGTGTTTACATTCAGCGATTCTAATGAAGCATGGTCAGCGTCTAGGATTTCTAATTCTACGAAGCTTTCTAATAGAGTGCATATAGGTTCAACTGCTCAAGAAGCTGCCGAAAACCTTCATGCATGTATAAAACAGCGAAATCGTATTATTACTAATGAAGTATATGTAACAATCGAGCGACATTCAACAAAAATTAATTTTACCTCACGTAAATGCGGTTCCGCCGGTAATACTTTTGTTCTAGTTCATACCATCGCCGGCGCCACAACTAGCGGAGCGACTTTAACCGGTGGTACTGATATAGGATCAGGGCGCTTCCGGCCTTGCCGGGCGTTCCTCGCGCAATCCACCGGAGTTATCCAAGCGTATCTACCTAATGTTGAAGATATAGGCGATCCTCACTTTGATGGCGGTGATGTCGTTAATCGTTGCCCTACAGGAAAAGCAGTGTCGCTCCCGGTCACCAGTGGTCAGATATACCCTATTACGATCTCCGGATCCAGTGCCTCGGTTGTTGCATTATATTGATTGATTTTCACTGAAACATAGCGTATAATATATATATGCTAATAGAAGTTTCCCACGAAAGTCCGATATCGATATTAAAATCATCTCTCGAATACAACGATTATTGTTATGCTCTTGTACATTTATTCGAGACACACGATACATATTTTAATTTTTTTAAAGAAGCAAAGCTCTTAGGCAAGGAAGTCTATCTCGATAATAGTATATTTGAATTAGGAAAGAGCTTCGATCCTGATAAATATAGCAAGTGGATTGAAAAGCTACAACCTAATCTGTATATTGTACCTGATGTACTTGAAGATGCTCCCGGGACCATGGAGCACTGGATTGACTGGGAGGATAAATATCACCCTCGTTTCCCGGATTGCCGAACAATGGGTGTTGTTCAAGGCCGAACATGGCAAGAATTACATGACTGTTATAAGCTTATGGCAGAGTGCGCTGATATGATTGCTATCAGCTTCGATTATTCATACTATAATATAACCGGGGAAGGATTTACTAACCTAGAACAATTCGCCTCCGGTCGACAGAGGTTTATATCTCAATTGATCGACAGAGGTATTTGGGAATGGCAAAAACCTCATCATTTATTAGGTTGCAGTTTAGCGAGAGAGTTCAGATATTATATTGATAATGACATTTACAATATTAAAAGTGTTGATACATCAAACCCAATCATCGCTGCAATGCATAATTTGAGATATAATGATGAGTTTGGATTAACACATAAACCAAAAACGCTTCTAGCAGATATGATTGATCATAATATAACAAAAAAAGAACTCGAAAACATCGAGTATAATACTAAGATGTTCAAGAAAATATTGAGACGATGAGTATGAATTGGATCGCACTATTTAGCCATACAGGTTCAGAAGTAGCTAATATTTCATCTCGCTTAGGGAGATGGCCAAACTGTATTATAACTAACCAAGCCCCGGATAATAAGAGTATCAATAAAAAGGTAAAAAGAAGAGAGATCTGCTATACTGACTCGAAACCGACACTTACAAGCTACCGGCAACTCTTAGAGGACGCAGATCTAGTAACTTTACATGGATGGATGCGAATTATCCCAGAAAAAATATGTAACGAATATAATATTCTTAATTTACATCCAGGTCTTATAACTGAATACCCTGAACTAAAAGGTAAAGATCCACAAAAGAGAGTATTTGAGAATGACGCGACGCATAGAGGTGGAACGAAGGAATACAGTAAGGTTGGTTGTGTGATACATAAATGCTCTCCACTAGTCGATAGCGGGCTTACCGTTATGGAGAGAAGCTGTGGTAATTCCTATTCCGGAGAGGCTTCGTTGACCGAGGCTCTGCATATGATGGCAGAAGATATGTGGGTCGAGCTTTTAGAGGAAAGACTTAAATGTTAATATCATTTACAGGAGCACAATCATCCGGAAAATCCACTCTCCTCCAAGAGTGCTGTAATAAGGTCCAGTTCCGTAAATATCACTGTGTAAAGGAGGTTACCCGGAAAGTAGCTCGTGAACGTAATGTTAATATAAATGAAGCCGGAGGAGATATTACTCAGCTCTTTATACTAAATGAACACCTACACAACCACCATATTAAAGGATCTGCTCTATTGGATAGATGTATTATGGATGGCTTGGTATATACACAATATTTACATGAAAAAGGAGACGTGAGCGATTGGGTATTGGAATATGCTGAAAGATTATATAATATGCTACTTCCTAAGTTAAATATAATTTTTTATACTGATCCTAGAGATGTTCCGATTATTGATGACGGTCAACGAAGCGTGAATCATGAATTTAGAGACAATATTATACATAAGTTCGAACATCTTATAGATAGTAAGTTCGTAACTGATAATGTTAATATCGTACGTTTAATAGGTGACGTGAATCAGAGAATGGATACAATTTTAAAAACATTATGACAACAGTACTTGATAATTCTAGAATAAGTAAGCACTTGGGAAAAGTGTCTGAATATAAAGATCAATATGATCCGACCTTATTGGTCCGAGAACCGCGATGCAATAATAGGAAGCATTTAGATATAAGTGATGACAACCTACCGTTCGTAGGCTATGATACTTGGAATGCGTATGAAGTTTCTGCTCTGACAGAGACCGGTCTCCCAGTCACCGGTGTAGCTAAGATTGTCTATCCATGTGATAGTAAATACATAGTTGAGAGTAAATCTATTAAGCTGTATTTTAATTCTTTTAATATGTTTAAGTGTGGTCCGTCACCTGATCATGCATTCTCGTACATAGAGGATACAGCTGAGAAAGACTTATCGAAATTATTAGATACTAATGTTAAGGTGAGTATTATAAACGACGTAACCACTGGTCCGGTCAAGCTATTCAACTACAACATGTACCGTACATTAGAAGATCACTGTGATAGCAACTTTGAAACAGATGTATATATTGAGACACCGGAAT